CTGCAGCTTCCACTTGGGCCTGTGTGACCCGAACGTACGCTTAGCGGTAGTCGAGCTCGCTCGACTTGCTTGCGCGTTCCGATTGGCGGCGGTGCTCTTTGGCCGCTCGCCTGGTCGCATATTCTGCAACCCCTACTACCGTCAGTCGACGGTGAACAAGTGGTGCTTCGGATTTACTTCCCCGAAGCCCTGCCGTATAAAAGACTTGTTCGCGTGCAGAGTGTCGGAATGGATCAGGGAGGGGGCTGGATTTAAGTTGTAACCAGTCCCAACGCTGTGTCCACCTATCGAACCACGCAAACTCACTACTCATGAAGGTGTCGTAGTCGACGTTAAAACATAAGTCGTCGACCGGTGTGTTTAAAGCACCGCCCTCTACCACAGGTCGCACAAAGCGACTCTCAGCAGGGACACGACCGCGTAACCAATGACAAAGGTTAGCGGAATCGAAACCAGCCTTATGGGCTCGGTTCCGATATGAGTTGTGAAAAGCCATGACCATGTTGGATTCGGTCATGTCAGAGTCTAAATACGCCGGTCTAACCGGTTGTCCTTCCCAGTAGTCCTCCCCACACGATTCGCGAAAGGGGCCGAAAATAAACGTTTTGTCAACGTTTGTCCGGAATCCGCAGTAGCGAAGCAGTTCAATGCACGCGAGTGCAATGTTCTGCGAGACGATAATATCGTCTCCGTACACCCCCACCGGCAAAACATCGCCGTACTTTCTCTTCGTAGCAATACACAACGCTGCGAAGATGAGGGTTTCAAGGGGAAAACAAAACCCATTTCCCATGGACGTGAATTTGTGGTAACGCTGTGAAGCGTCGCCGTCCATCCACGATGGGCTCCGGCACTGATCTAGAAAGTTGAACCAGGCCGGGGGCAGAAGATATTTCACGACTTGCGTCGCTATGGAATCTGATGCTTGCGATAGATCTATCGTCGCAAGGACGCCATGGATGGAACCGAGCTTTGCCATTATCTGGTTTCGAGATTGGTCAGTTAGATCAATCCCTTTAACCGCGAGTAGGCGCGCCCGCATCCAGACGTCAATCCCCTTCTGCACAAACGAGTTCAACAGCGGCTCGATCGCGATGGACCGATGCGTCTTAGCTGTTTTTGGAACGTAGGCAATTTTGTTGTAGTCTACCAACACCACATGCTTCGTTAGCTCCCGGACAAACTCGTCGCGGTCGTTTATGTTGTATAGGCGGTAATGCATGCCTAACAACTCCCTGTAGTGGTAATTCTTCCACAGGGCATGTAGTGCTATCGGAAGGGCCGGGCCAGTACACGTCAACTCTTCGGCGAAAAGCTTTCTGCCGATATTTGTCAACGTGCCACTGACCATTATGTTGGCCCCAGGACCAAAGTCACAACTGTCCGTAATTTCTTCTAGAGGAGGTTCTTCACCAAGTACGTCTAAAATGAAGGCTCGAGCTATTGTAAGCTCGTCGCCGTACGGTGTCCAGGAGTTTCGCAACAACCTGAACTTTTGGTTCACACGACGGCACCGGTGCTCGGACGCAAGGAATTTCTTCCGTGCCGTTGCTTCCGGATCCGCGCTCAGCACCCCAGGAGGGTACTGGAACTTCTTAACAATTGCAACAAACTGAAGCGCCGCATAATGTTGCGCGGCGGTCTCGTACTGCTGTTGAGACATGTCTTCAGCCAGCTTGTATAGTGCATCCCAGGATTTAAGTGCCCGAAGGCACGCCTTAATTGGCTCTGGGTCCACTAACTTGCTGTGGTACTCGACAAGATACTCCGTGAGAAGGCTTCTCAGCCTCTTCATCGGATCCCCTTTGAGAGTTGTCGTAACCCTCTTTGGTGTTGGTTTCAGCATCGCACTGCTCCTGGTTTAATGACATCGCCTTTGTGGCGAGATCAATGCGGTAAGACAAGTCCGATTCGTCGAAGACGAAAAGGACCAAAGCACTCAACCCGATGACGGCCAGCTTGGTAGCTAGCATACATGGGCCACATCTGGCAGGGGTCGATTCACGACTGAGCATTTCAGCTCAGAACGAGATCGTCTGCTTCCAAGTGAGCGCTTTGCCTTGAGTCGAGCCTGCGAAGGCCGACAAGTCCGCAGCCAGGGCCTCTGCATCAGCTTGAGCCACACCGACGGGGATAGAGTAACTTACCTCGCCGATAGCGATCACACGTTTCCCGTTCGCGAGAACAAAGGAGCGCGAGATCTTGGCGCTAGTACGGGCGGTGCCGTCGAAATTAGCAACCGGTTTCGGGTCGACACGCTTGAGTCCCAGAACGTCCGTCACAGAGACGGAATCATTGGGGCCGGCGTAGACGATTTGATCCGGTGCGGTTTTGTCGGCGACATACGCTTTCGTATTGATGGTGAGAGACATTGTTTATTACCTCAAAGTTGGTTAACGCCCCGTTAGGGACGCCGCTTAGTTACTTGGCACCCTTACGAGCACCGTTCGCCATAGCTTGTGAAAGGAGAAAGAAGGCATCGAAAGCACGTAGATCTTTGGTCCACGCACTCCACTCATGCTTCACTTGGAGAGCGACAGGAAGCCGCTCAGGCACACGAAATTGCTCCAGATTCAACGTCGCATGCGTGGCGTTGCAATGTTGGTCGATAATCCAACCAGGCGTTCCGCCGATGTAGCTCATAGCCGGTATGTTTCTTACGGTATAGAGCGAGTCGGTAACTACCCAGCCTTCGGCCAACCGCCGAATGTCCCCTCGCGGGGATAATGCTTTTATGAACGCCGATGTATTTACAAACCAGTCGACGACAAAGGAGTACGGCACCAGTTCCCACATTGCTGAGGGGATGTCACTTACGCGAAGTCCGAACGCTGCCTGCTTTTCGAGTTGGCTTGCGAGCCAATCGTACAGGCAATACGCACGGACTGTTGTTTCGTTTATGGTGACTCTGGTCATACCTGAGGTGCTTAACAAGCCGTTGAAGGCCTGCTGTTCATACCTCACCGTCTCAAGTCTAGAGACACGCGTTGCGCGTGCCGTCTGACGAGGCGGGTACACCCGGGTGATAGCGTCCTTGATATTGTCGATTTCCGCCATGAGTGGTCTCCACCCATAGCGGCCTTCCAACCACACGCCCGCCAAGACATCATGGGCTTCGGCTATCCTTTTGTTTCCGGACAGCTTCTGCTTGCGATTAAATCTAGTGACAGCGCGTGAAATGGAGGCACTCAAAGCCCTACAAGGGTTAATGAGCATGTCGACAGTTTTCTTGAACTCAGCAGTAGTGACCATCAGCTCGGCCGATGGTGCCGCAACACGGGCTAGTGCAGCCGTGGCGGCTTCCTGTATCAGTGCATCACGGAGGTTAGGATCAAACGCCAACCCATGACTGGGTGGTCCAAGTTGGACCATGGCATAATCACCGTCAGCCTCGTAATACTGGGTCTGACCAGGTACTGCAGTAGGATTGCGCATTCGGAAACCGTTGCCGGTCCCGCTATACTCTATCACAAGCTTCTTCATCGGTGAATTGATGATAGTGCCTTGTTTCATGAGTCTATGCGCGCCCGGAATGGTAACGTCATGGAACTCCTCGGTTCGACCGAGGGTGTTTGCGCGAGTTGTCGTAGTCGTAGTAGGTGTGGCTGGAGTTGTCCAGAACCGTGTACCTACCGATACGTTGCCGAATTGGCCTCGTGTCCGCGTACGTGTATACATTCTTGGGTCCTAACTATCAAATGTTGGGTAACTAACCCAGTCACGCAGTAGCATTGCACCACCACGCACCATGTTCCAAAGCCGGCCCGAACGCGCCAATGTTTCATCGACGCTGAACATCGGACCGGCATTAAGGAACTACGCTCCAAGCACAATTGTGCTCCCCCGAAGAGGAAGGACGCATGTGCCAGTATCACCGCTTGCAATACGGATCCACAGTCGCTTCGGCGACCGGAACGTAGGAACGGCCTCTTGGCAGTTATGCCGTAAGGTCATCTCCCCAGGGGTAGCATCTGCAGCCCCTTTGAGACTTCCCC